TACAAATTCAAGAAAGGAGGTGGGCTTATGTTGAATAAGCTCTACACAAAACTCGAAAATCGATTTTGGAATCACGACGAGTACGATCTCATCGATCGTATCTTTTTGTTAGTGTTCAAGAAGAGATTAGAGAGTGAAGAAATTTAATTTAAAGTTGAGAAATGGCTCAAGGGATATCTTGAGCCTTTCTTACCAAATTTTAAGAAAGGAGGTCATTGTTATGGAAAAGAACAAGACCAATCGGGATGATTATTTTCATTTCCCAAATCCAGGATTGCAGGCGTACTTTCTCCATGTTCGAGAGGGTCAACCTGAAATCTACAGTACACCGCTGATCAACAAGGGTGAGGATAAGTTATCCAATGGAGAGAAGCTTAAAAGACTTCGGAAGATCATGCAAAGATGGACACCGCATCTTGAAAAACTCAAGAACGAGTGGCCTTCATTGTATGAGTTTGAAAAGGACCTAGAGGCTAAGGTCGGGCCGATGAGTGTTATGAAACCATTATCTGAAAGAGGTGACGACATCAAGGCTTATTACGAAGGGATACTCCTCCCAGCCGAACCCATCAGCAAGGAAGCTGTTATTGCTGCATGTAATAAATTTAAACCAGCAAAAGACATCAGACTTAGATCTGAACAGAAAACCGTGGACCTGATGAAGAAATCCACTAATAGCGGGAACCCATTCTACACGAAAAGGAAGCTCGTGGTAAAGAAGACTGTACCAGTTACAGTTTCTGGTAAATCTATGATTCTGAATAATTCAGAAGAGTGGTTATACTGTGCTATTATTGGTTGGCGTGGTCAGGAAGGTGGTCTAGATGTCGATGATGTTAAACAAAGGGTTGTTTGGATGTTTCCTTTTGGTATTAACATTAAAGAGTTACAAGTATACCAACCGTCAATTGAAGTATTTCAGCGCTTCAATTTAGTACCTGCTTGGGTTAGCATGGACAATGTTGATGAACAGATAACCAAGATGTTCGATACGAAAGGTGTCAACGATGACGTGGTATGCACAGATTTCTCCAAATTTGACCAACATTTTAACGGTAGTATGCAGGATTGCGCAAAAGCCATTTTGCAATATTTGCTGCAGAATAATTCAGAAAGCCATAGTTGGTTGGAGAACATTTTCCCAATTAAGTACAACATTCCTCTAGCTGTCGATGTTGACGAATGCTATTTCGGGAAACATGGTATGGGTAGTGGGTCCGGTGGGACCAACTTTGATGAAACTTTGAGCCATACTGCTTTACAATTTGAAGCTGCTCTGACAGCGGGCAAGAAATTGAACCCTTATTCACAATGCTTAGGAGACGATGGTGTGCTAACGTATCCAGGTATTAATGTGGATGATGTAATACAATCGTATACCAGACATGGATTAGAGATGAATGCCTCTAAACAATACGTGAGTAAACAGGACTGCGTATATTTGAGACGCTGGCATCACATGGATTATCGCGTCAATGGCGTATGCGTAGGTGTATATTCAACCGCTCGCGCTTTAGGTAGGTTGTGTATGCAAGAAAGATATTATGAGCCAGAAGAATGGGGACCTAAGATGGTAGCTTTGCGCGAATTAAGTATCATTGAAAATTGTAAACATCACCCTCTTTTTGAGGAATTCGCGGACTTTTGCATGGAACTCGATAAGTACAGACTGGGACTGGATATCGAAGGTTTTCTTGACAATATTGATAAAATTGCTCAGGATGCTACAGAACTCATGCCGGATTTCTTGGGATACACCAAATCACTAGCGAAAGATAGTGCGAAAGGTTTGTCCGAATGGCGGATAGTTAAATATCTGAAATCGAAGCGATAAAAGCTCTGGATGGTGCAGTAAACCATTTGGCCTGATG